GTTGGACTGGCCTTGACCAGTATCATCTTTATCTTTCGCGTGCTTGTCCTGATGGACATTGGTTTCAAACTTTGCTTGCTTCTATTTATTTTCTCGCGCATGGTCCTGCTGCTAATCAAGCGTGGGAACGTGAGAAGAAGACTGAAATGCTTGATCTCATTAACTCGTACGAGCGTGATGAAGCTCGTGGTTTCTTTTCGAACGAGAAGCTTATGGTTTTTGTTGGAAAGAAAACTGGATATGATCTTCTTTGTGAATATAAGGACAAGGTTTGTTCCTTACGTTCTCACTTTGCTGATATGGTTATTCCTGGAACCATTCATACTGCTTTTGCTACTATTATGAAGCGTTTCTCTAAAGCTTCACGTTTTCTTCGTTCTCCTACTACACAACCTCCGTCTGTTGGAGTCTGGTTTTACAGCACTCCTGGTGCTGGTAAAAGTTACCTTATGTCTGATCTGTTTCCGAAGATTTTGGCTGGAATTCTTGATGAAGATGCTTCTTCCGTTTATGCTATTCCCAATGATGAACAAAAACATTGGGATCATTATGCACAACAGTGGTATGTTTACTTTGATGAGGCGTTGCAAAAGGTTGATTCAGAGGATCCTTTTACCATTATTCGTGCAATTTCTACTGCTTGCATGCCTGTTTCTATGGCTGACCTTGATGAGAAGGGTCTTGTTTATTGTAGCAAAGTTTTCGCTGTTGCTTCCAATTTGCAGAACCTTGCTCCCGTCAAGGGTGTACACTCTACTGAAGCTATTGCGCGTCGTTTTGAACGTTTTTCTTTCACTATGTCTGTAAATACTGCTTATGCTGATGATCGTGGTCGGTGTGATGTTGGACGAGTTACTGATGCTCTTTATGCTGCGAAACGTGACACTTTTGCTGATTCTTGGACTGCTTGGCGTCGTATTCTTGATGCTGTTTGGACTTTTAAGGCTATTGATTTGAATGCTTCTACTATAAATCATCATGCTACTCAGTATTGTTTTTCTCAGATTGTTGATAATGTTGCTGTTGAAGTTGCTCGTCGTCGGGAGATTTTTTTGCGTGGACAAACGTTGATGGATTTTAATCCCACTAAGATTGAGTGGGAAACTGATGTTACTGTTCCTATTGATACTGTTCGTATTCTTCCTCAGATGTTTCGATCATCTAGTGGTGCTACTTTATTTCCTTCTCCTGCTGTTGTTGATGGTTTCTTTCGAGAGGAGAGTCTCGAAATGTCGATGATTCGTCATGATGGGGCTCAATTTGGTGAAATAATTGAGCGTTACGATTTGCCTGATCCTACTACTGCTATTGAAGATTGTGATTATATTATTCGTGTACTTCGCACTTTACATCCACAGGCACTCGGTTTTGACTTTGCTGATGCTGAAAAGAATTTTGGAAAGACTTTCACTCCTTTTGATGATGTCAAAACTACTCACAATGACTTTCTTAACCACATTTATCAACACAGTAAATACAATGTTGTCCATCGAACTCGTTTCCTTGGTTTCTTGCGTTACGCTGCAATGATAACTGTGGGTGGTGCTGCTCTTGTTTATTTGATTCGAACTATTGCTTCTGTTTGTAATGATGCCATTAAATACGACTTTCAAAGTTACTCGGGGAATACTATCCTCAAGGCTCCTAAGAAAGTTGTTTCGAACATTGATCATGCTAACGTTCCTTTGCAAAGTGATGATCGTCATGCCAAGTTGAAGAGAGCTACTCGTTTGATTCGTTATATTGAAGGTGATAACGTTGCTTATTTACATTGTGTTGTTCTTGATGCTCATACCTTTATTGTTCCTTTTCATTTCATTGTTGATGATCTTGGTACTCATTACAGTGCCAAATTTCAAATTTCTGTCCCAGACAGTGATGACAATATCATTGACTGGGTTCCTGTTTCCATAACTCGTGGGAATTCACGTCGCCTTACTTATTTTCAAGAGTCTGTTGATGCTTTGCTTGTTAAAGTTCCTCTTACGTACATTCCTTATGCACGTAAGATTGAACATTTTTTCTTTTCTGAGTGTGATGGTGTATTGAGTGGGAAGAATTTTGAATGTACTCTTCTCACAGCTGGTGTTACTGATCGTGAGCAAGTTGATATCGAGTGTCGAGTTTCGGGGCGTACCGTTAACGCCCAATTGCCTGGATCTACCTTTGTTCGAGTTGATGCACCTAAG